TGTAGATGAAGATGTAAAACCATTTGGAGTAGCAGACATGGTATTAAAAGTTATGTATCTCCCTGCTTCTAATCCATGAGAGGTTAAATTAACAGTTACGTCTGCAGATCCTTGAACTGTGTCAAAGGTAGCTGTTCCAGATACCTGTGTTGCTAAAGGTGTGATATCATAAAAAGCTTCATCATAATATAAAAAGAGTCCTTGAGATGTTCCAATAGCTACATATTTTTCACCTTTAAAACTTGTAAAAGCATGTTGAGCTCTTGCAACCCCTGGTAAAGTTTCTTGAGCTACTGTTAGCTGTTCCCAACCCCCTATTTTTTCTGGCAATCCATATCTAAATCTTACAAAATCTCCATCTACCCATTGACCTTCAGCCCCTGAGTCTGTTGCTTGTTTGTTAAATCCGGGTTTAAAGTTAAGCTTCTGTAACATAAGCCTTGTATTATATAGGGTTTTTAATTTTTTGGTAGTGTTATTTTACCAGGTTAAACCAACCAGTTATAATATATTTAGTTTCATTTGTCACTATCCCAGAATGCATATGTGTCCATTCTGTAGGCCAAAGATATGTATCGCCCTCTATAGCTTCTGTTTTATAATCTTGATATTTAAAATAAGTTCCACCATTTTTAACTGTATTCAGATAAGTCATAAAAACCAGTATTCTAGTCGAAACATCATAGTGAGGTCTTTCACAATGAGATATTTTAAAACCCCCACCAGGGTTGTATTTTTGAATATTAATATTTTCTATAACTTTATATGGACCTAAAAAATTATTTAATTCGGTATAGGTGTTAGCATAATTTTGTAGACATCTTTGTAGTTGCTGATGATATTCGTTAAAAGGATATTCCCTAAGATTAGCTGATATAACTAAATCCATGGAATCTTTAATAGAGGTATCTACTTTATTTCCGATTACGGATATGTGAGATTTATCTTTATTATCTTCAAAATATTTAACAATATCTTTACAAAGCTTTTTATCTACAACATCTTTATGGATAAAAGTTGGGGCCATCAAAATATGTTATAAGAGTCCTCTGCACCAAAGGGACCTTTAGGTAAAATATTGAATGCTAAAGAGTATCTATCTTGGTTTGATTCATTACGCAATATTTCATGTCTTAACTGACTAAAAAATAAAATTAAATAATTATCTTCAGGACGTATAATCCATTCTGTTGAATTGTAGATATTGTATAATCTTGGTCTAGTTTGAAATTGAGTCTTGTTATCGTGGTGAAATCTAATAGCAAAACCCGGATTACCTTTAGGATAGTAGACACCACTCAACCATGAATTACTATGACGATGTGAATCTGAAAAATCTCCAGGTGCTGTTTTGGTTAACCAAGATGTAAATATTTTATAATCAACTTTTTCTAGCATTAGGATTTCTTCTAATGTTTCGTCAACTGCTGCTTGTATTTCTTTTTTTAAATCTTTGTATTTATCTAGGATATTCATATCTTTACCTTTGCCCGCTTTATCAAAAACTAAATTTCTAGGTATAAATTCTTCATTCATAAATTTAACAGTTAAGTCTTCTTTAATATCTAATTTGTAACAAAACAAAGTATTAGAACATATTGGAATTGTAGATAAATGTTTCATTAATATATTATAGGTATAAATCCAAAATGATTAGTTGGTGAGTTTCTTGTCATGATATCAAAACCTAGTGTAATTCTTTCTCCATCAAAATTACTGTTACTTATTACTTCATGCCACTTATTACCGTCACCGATGTAGATATTTCCTATTTCATTATCTATATGATAAATAGGTTTTTCATCTTCGTAATTTTTATAAAATATAGTTTTTGTATCTCTAGGTTCAATACTTACAAATCCATGCATATAGCCATTTCCGTTATCTGCATGATTATGTCTTTTTAATAATTCTTTTTTTGTATGCCAATTCAACCAAGATTGCATCCACATATTTTTTGGTAACTCTTGTTGAAGATTACCTGTGATATGTTTTTGAACACATATACCTATATCTTTGTATAAATTCCAAAAATAATTGCTACCCGCAAGAATAGAAAAAATATTATACTTCTCATACATCCAAGTTAAATTATCTGTTTTAAGTTCTTTTATTAAAAACTCTCTAGCTATTTTTATATCATTTATAAAGTAATTTTGATTTTTTACTAAAGATTCATGTTTAAAAATAGAATAATTATATTTATGGTCAATCATCATGTTTGAATTGCAATGTTAAAAGATATTGATATACGTTCCTCTTGTGAAAGATTGGGTGTTACCGAATGTTTTAACCAAGCAGGGAATAAAAATAAATAATTATCTTCTGGTCTAAATGACCATAAAGTAGAATTATGATAATTAAACTTTTTAATTACACGATCAGGCATCCAAACATCTAAACTATTATTTCTAAAAAATTTTAAATCACCAGATTGTGGATTTGTTTTTACATAAAAAACTCCAGATAATACAGAATCTAAATGAACATGTTGTTCATTATAATCTTTATAATAATTTTTATTTACCCATATATTATTTAAATATATATCATTTTTTAAACGGAGATGTTCTTTACAAAAAGAGTTTCCATGAAATAAAATATGAGAAATTAAAGATTGAAGTTCAGGTAAATCTTTATCTAGATTGTCACTTTGAAATCCACCAACATTACTTCTCATTCTTCCTTTTTTTAATTTACCACAAAAGTCAATTAAAGATTTTAAATCCTCATCTAATTGCACATGGAAAACAGGATCTGCAAATATATCAGTTATCATTAATAAGCAAATATTTGTATTGTTGTTCTATAAGGAGCATCAGGGTGTAATAAAGTTACTCCATGATAAAGATCAGGTGTATTTATAACACCACAATTAAATTTAGGAATTACCATTTTATATTTTTCAGACTCATCTTTATAATAAAATAATCCTCCAAAATCTATATCCCAAGTTTCATTTAAATAAATAGTTGAAGCTAATTTATAAAGATGGTCTTTATGTTGTGGAATATAACTAAATGGATACCACATATAAAACTGAGAAGTAAAAGTAAGTTCCTTATATTCTGGTTTTATTTCAATAAATTTATTTTTAATAATATTATTTATTTCTTTAGATAAATACAAACTTACTACTGCACTTGATTTTTTTACTATATCTTTACTCCAAAACTTATTAGTACGCCATTTGGGTTCAGCTTCTGCTGAGTTAACTTCTTTAAATAGCATCGGAAGTTCTTCATCTGTAAAAAATTTTTCAATAAACGATATCATTTTATTCTTTCTGTAATCTTATATTCCATTCTAAGTTTTTTAGTAACTCATCTAAATAAACTAGTTTCTTATTATCATGTTTTAAATAATTATGCAACTCCTCCACATCTACCACAATATATTCATCTTTCATATCATATACAATTTTATCAGCTTTTGTTATAAAAGACCCTTGCTTTGCATTGTTTTGTAAAGGTCTTAAATCAAATTTAAAAGTTTGATTGTGTAATATTCCTTCTACATCCCAAAGTTCTTTTAATTTTTGATTTTGTGTTGCATGTTTTATATTTGACAATAGTTTTAAAAACTTCATTTAAATTGTGGACCTGTTATCCATCCTACAAGAGAATATCTTTCTCCCTTTGTAACAGGAGTAACTTCATGAAGAGAGTAAGAAGGAAATACAGCCATGTAGCCTCTTTTCCTTTTTATTTTAGTTGGCTCAGCCCCTAGATGTAATAATAGTTCTCCACCTTCATATTCAGCGGGATCTGACAGTTGTATTACAAAAGAAAGTTTTCTTGTTAGACCGTTAAGTCCTCTGTCTAAATGTTTTCCATAAAAACCCCCTGGAGCTTTATAATAAGTAAATTGTAATCCTTCTATGAAACCATATAAATCAAACTTAAAAAATCTATTATTTAAATCAGTAATAAAATCTGTCAATCTTCGATAATAAGGCGATAACTCTGTATTAGGATATACCCAGGAAACGTAACTGTCTCGTATAGTATCTATTTTTAGATTAGGATCAAAAACGGTAGCTCTTTCTAAATGTGCTTTTTTACCTTGTTCAATTATTTTTTCACACTCTTCTGTTGTAAACACTGATTCGCTATAAGCCCAATCTTCTAATTCATCTAATTTAAATGGCCAAACTGTAACTTTTCTATCTATCTTCATACTTTAAACCTTACGTTTCCTGACATAGTAATTCTATAATCATCAGTTCCATAAAAAGGATAAACACAATGAAAAAGTTTTGCTGGAAAAATTAACATCTTTTGCTCCCATGTTTTATCTACAGGGAATTGAGAAGTTTCTATATTACCCATAAGACCAGAATACATAAACTCAACAAATCCGGCACACTCAAGGTTTGAATTTCTACCAGGAGATATCTTTTTTTGTTCGTCTCTAAGATACGGAATTTGTAAAAAAATTATAAAAGAAAAAACACCGTCGTGATTATGAACAGGATTAAACTCATGTTTTTTTTGAAAATTAACCCATAGGGCTGCTAGTGACAATAACCTATCTTCTGTATTACAATTATAATCCCTATTCATATAATTCATTAAAAAGGGTTCATTAGCTATTTCGTCTATAAGATATTTTTCTAATTTAGGTATATGTTTGTCTAGCCTGTATTCTTGTTCAATATTGCCAGCTAAATAAGAATTATGTTTTACGGATTTATCTTGAATAGCTAATTTAAGATCGTTAAATATTTTATCAGGTATTTTTTCTATCTTTTTTATAAGCATTTCTTTTCTTTTGAGAAAGCTTATATATTAATCTAAAGATTATTCAACAGGATCGTCACTAAAATCAGGTTCTGTTTTTCTAAACACCCATAGCTGCAAGTCTTCATTCCAGTAAGTTTCTCTATCAGGTCTGTCTTCTGGTTTAGGTCTTGGTGGTGTCCATTCATAGGTTGTCTTATCTAAAGTCCAAGATGGAAAAAAACAATGATCAATAAAAACGTTGTCTTCTCTAAGATATTTACCCTCGATGTAAGCCATCCAAACTCTTGGATTACCTGAACCTACGCCTTGAACATCTTTTTGACATAAAAGCCACTCATCATTAGTTCCGTAAAGATTGTTTAAAAAAGCTGTTCCTTTTTCATCAGTGTCAATTGAATCATCAGCCACTTTTTGAATATCAACAACTATGTCGTCTGCACCGATTTTTGCAAAATATTTAGCCATTATGATGTATAACTCCCTGAACCTGTAAATTTAACTACTGTATTATCTCCATCTTCTGTTACAGTTGGACTTCCAGTTGTAACACCTGAATAACTTTTTGTAGGCATTCTTAAAATTACAACACCATCTCCTCCAGGTCCACCAGATGATTGGTTAGCTCCTCCGCCGCCTCCGCCGCCGAGTCCATCTGTTCCTGATCCGCTTGGTCCATTTCCGCCACCACCGGTTCCTCCTGGAGCACCTCCTCCATTGTGAGTGCCTCCTCCGCCGCCTCCGGCGTAAGTTACTGAAGCACCTGTGATTGAAGATGCTGTTCCATTTCCTCCTGGAGCTCCTGATGTACCTGGCGCAAATCCACCGGTTTGACTGGCACCACCGCCGCCACCGCCACCGCATGGGCCACCTTGGTTCGGTCCACCTGGATTACCTTCTGATGGAGAATATCCTCCTTGGTTACCTGCTCCATTTCCTTGGTTAAAAACTCCTCCACCTCCAGATCCACCTGCTTCCGCAGCAGATCCGTTAGTTGAAGCTCCTCTTCCTCCGCCTGATGCGGGATAACTTATTCCTGTGCCAGAAATACTACTAGCAGCCCCTGGTGATCCTGCAGATCTGTTTGCTCCAGCTCCACCAGCACCGACTGTAATAGTGTACGTTACATCAGGGTCTATTTCTGTAGAAGTCGTTCGGAATCCTCCAGCTCCACCTCCGCCGTTTCCACAACCACCTGGCGCAGAGCCTCCAGCTCCTCCACCAGCAACAACTAAATATTCCATAGTGTAAGGTGATCGTCCTCCGGACGTTAAGCCTAATCCTCTTGCGGATCCTGCTCCCATACTTCCTAATATTGGCATAATCTTTCTCCTCCTAATTTATTACGCAAACTGTGTTTGAGAAGCTAACGCTGTGAACGTAGCTGCTCCAGTTTTTATAATAGTGTATGAATAAACATCTAATGAACTCGCATTACCAGCAGATGGAGCTGATCCACCTTGCCATTCTGGAGTAATAGACGAACCATCGACTTGAACAGCTGAATTGTAATAAGGTGTAGCACCTTGTTTTACAATGTGAGCAATAGTAATTGATTCACCTGTATCCATAATTGAATCTAAAGAGTTTGATCCATCACCTCTAATATTTAATGTCCAGTTAGCTGCAGCGTCTGATGTAAAGTTTAAGACTGCTTGAGTAAGTACGTCGTAAGCAATTGTACCTGTTGCTGCCGTAGCTGAGTTTGTAACTTTTTCTGCAACACTTTGAATTTTACCTTGACCATTGAAAGTCGCTCTACCAATTCCTTTTGGTGTAAGGTTTAAATCAATGTTACTGTCACCTCCAGTTACAGACAGTGCCGGAGCATTACCTGTAGCTGCATTAGTAACTGTAAATTCGTTAACTGCAGAACCAGTTGTTGCAAATTTAATTTGTTCGTTAGAGCTTTCGTCTAAAATAGAATTACCACCATCTATGATAATATCATTTCCATTTGCATCTAGGTCTGCTGAAAGCTGTGGTGAGTAGTCAGATGATAAATCTGTGAATGCTGTATCAACAACATTTGTTCCATCTGAATAAACCATTTTAGTGCCTTTGTCAGCTGCTGCCCAAGTTACTCCACTTCCTGAAGTAGTTTTGAACGTTACTGTATAAGCACCAGTAGTTGCATTATCAATTATAAAAGTTTTTTCAATTGAATCAGGGATAGTTACGTTAACTGCTCCTCCGATTGTTCCAACTAATTTTAAAACTGCGTTTTTACCATTTGATAAAGCACCGTTAGAAAAAGTTAAAGTTGCTCCAGAAGTAATTCCAACTGATTGAAATCCACCAATTGCTTGTTCTAGAATTAATAAGTTTGTGTTAGTTATCTGTCCCCAAGTTCCTGAATTTTCTCCAGTTGCTTGGACTGTAAGTTTTAAGTTTGCCGATGTAGAGTTCGCCATTTTTTATCTCCAATTCTTAGTATATTATAAATTATTTTAAATAGTGTCAAACACTAATTTTAAGCAGCATTTGTAGGAACTTCCTGCCATCCTGGAGGTGTCGTCGGCGCTGAACCTGTATCGACTGCATTCCAAATCAGTACATTTGTAGCTGTACCAAGACTATTTGTCAAGCTATTTCCAGAAGGAAATACATTAGCTTCTCCACTAACAGTAACGTTACCAACCCTAACTTGTTGTACTCCTAGACCCGTGATTGTAGGTAATGTAACAGCATCTAAAACAGCTGTTCCAAGAGCTGCAGTTATTGGGAAAATATCGTCAGTATCTGGTCTATATAAACCATCTCCCCAAGTAGATTCGCCCCAAGTTCCATCACTCCAACCCATAGCAGCTAACGGAGCTATGTTTGCATCTCCTTGAATATCAAAAGTATCACCAGCAGCTAATGCTATAGCCATAACTTGACCAGTTGCGTTAGCATCTGGAGCTGGATCTGCACCAGAGAAGTTTTCTAACATACTCATTACGAGCGTATTAGTTGCTCCATTACCCCATGCACTAAAGCCCCAAGTTGATCTGTATCCCCAATAACCTGGACTAAATGCATTTACTTCTGCAAATGTAATATTGTCTCCTATAGCTGTTCCTAAACTAGCACTTAATTCAAAACTTGTAGGAGTAACTACTTCAGGGTCATATGACAATGTCATTGTCATTGGTTGACCAGTAGGTTCTGCAACAAAAGAAGCAAACGCTTCTTCATTACCTTGTGTTAATGTTAAAGGATTACCTGTAGGAGTAACATTTGAATCTCCATCAAAAGCTAGACCTGCACTACCTTCAAAGGCAGTCATTTGAATACCAGTTGGTTCTACAACTTGAATAGATGCACCCCATCCTTCAACGCCCCAACCATCGGAGCCCCAACCTGTATTAATTTCGTTTAAGATACCGACACTAGATAGTGCCATTGTCATTGGAAAGTTATTTGCAAGAACTTGACCACCAATGCCCCAAGCATTTACATTCCAGCCTTGTCGTCCCCAACCACGATTAATTTCTGCGTCAATTAAAAATTGTGTACTAAGAGCTACGGTGCCTGAAACTCCTGTAGGAATTACTGTTCCATAACCATTCCAAACATTTGTACCCCACGCATCTCTACCCCAACCGGTGCTAGAGAATTGTTCGACTGTTCCTAAATTTGCAGAAAGTGCAAATCCTGTTACTAATTGATTTCCTGTATTGACTGAACCCCATTCACCAACGTTCCAAGAATTGGCTCCCCAACCTTGACCTGGAAAAGCTACTTCATCACCTAATGTTAAAGTTGCACCTATCCCGCTGACAGAGATCGTATTTTGATCAGTGCCCCACGAGTTATCGCCCCACGAATTAGCACCCCAAGTGGCCATAGGAGATTACCTCCTACGCTTAACCAGAGATCCTTAGAATCGCTGCTGTTGATGTTGGCGCTGGAAACTGAATAGTGAACGTACCAGAAGTAGCTGTCTTATCTGCTCCAAAATCTAATACACACACTGACGCGTTTGTAGTGTCAGAAGATGTGTTGTAGATTAAAGCACCTCTAGCTGTTAACGTCACTCCAGTAAATGATCTGTCTGCGAAGTCAACTCTCGCCACACCTGCAGTAATAGAAGTTCCATTGTTAACAAGTAGTCCACCACCTGAAGCGTATTGACCACTGTTAGCAACTTCACCTGTCGCTGTGAACGCAGTTGTTGCAGAGTTTAGAGTTGCTGTTGAAGAGTAAAGAGCTAACTTGAACTTATCACCACCAGTTTGTTTGAAATTCATGTCAGCTTCTAAAAGCTGTTTCTTAAATGAATTACAAATTGCTTGTGTTATTGCCATAGTTTTTTCTCCTTAACTTATTTTCCGACTCGAGGAACACCTGATTGATATTCATCTCGTCTTCTTCTTCCCATTTGCTCAATTGCAAATCCTTCAACCACCTGTTTATACTTTTGTTCATATAATTGCAAGAGGTCTTGTGGGCCTTT